TATGTCAGTGAAAAGAAAAAAACTCGAGGGTCAAGAGTGAGACGAGGATTCAGTACGACCAATAAAACCAAAATTGATGCTTGTATCAAATTCAAAGCCTGGGTTGAATCAGACAAAATGATCCTACGCTCCAACCCTCTCATATCAGAATGCAAGAATTATGTGAGCAACGGTGCCAGTTATGCTGCCAAAAGTGGTGAACATGATGATTTGATTAGTGCTTGCCTGCTGGCAGTTAGGTTGGCAGACAGAATCAAACTGTTTGATCCAAACATTGAAGAACATTTCAGTCAAGCAATAGATGAGCCATCTCCAGATCCGTTACCAATATTTGTTCTAAGAAACTAGTTGACTTTTTGTTCAAGGCCATATAATATATGTGGTGTATTGTTAGACACTGGCTGGAGTAATTGATGACCACATACATCATTGATAACAATCAAGTTCAAATTCTAAGTGAAGACAGCGTTAGGCTGGAAAAACAATTGCCTCCCATCACTTACTTGTTGCAATTTCATAAAATGCGTGGTTACTATTTGGAAAGCCAAACAGTTTCTTATGATTTTCCTGATAGAATTTATGGAGATACCATCAAGCATGTTGATCGCATCATAACAACCTTTGAATCAAAGATCCGAGGAACAGGGATATTGCTTGAAGGAGTCAAAGGCAGTGGAAAAACACTAACCACTCAACTAGTCAGTAAAAAGATGCAACAAAGGGGAGTGCCAACCATAATAGTCAACGAGAAATTCAATGACAGTTTCTTTGTCAAGCTCATACAAGACATTCAGCAACCTTGTGTGATAATCTTTGATGAATTTGAGAAAGTCTATCCTGAAAAGGATGACCAACATGCACTTCTTACCCTGCTTGATGGTGTATTCTCTTCAAAGAAACTGTTCATGTTCACTGTGAATGATGTGATGAAAATGGATAAATTTTTCTTGAATAGAACTGGAAGAATTCATTATAGATTCACCTACCAAGGAGTGTCGGAACCATTCATACGAGAATATTGTCAAGAAAACTTGACAATGACCCAAAATTTGGACCAAGAAATTGATAAAATATGCAAGATGGTCAAACTCTTTAAAGACTTTTCGTTTGATAACTTGCAGGGTCTAGTCTGGGAAATGAATACATACAATGAAACAGCGTTGCAAGCCATCGAAAATCTAAACCTAGAGATTGACCCATTTGTTGATCATGAGTCATATTCAATTGTTCAGTTGATAATTGCTGGTGTTGAGATTGAAACCAAAAAACGACAAACACACTTTTACGGAAATCCTTATTTGAGGGAAACTCTTAGCATTGACCATAAGTCAGTATATACAGTCAAGTCAGGTCCTGTACAAAGAAAATTGAAATCCAATCAAGATATTGATATTGACTCGGATGATGAATGGTCAGAGACTGTATTTCATAATTCGCATTTGATTGAATTCAATGCAACTCTTGGAGAGTTTGTGTATTTTGACAAAGAAAATAACAACTATTTGAAAATTAGGAAAGAACAAAAATCAATAACCAAAACAGGAATGTTTAGCTTATTGGTCTAAGATTAAGCCTTCCAACATAAATAGTTTTATGAACATAAACTTCAAAAAATTCCGTCGAGAAATAATTGGTTTGATCATAGGTTCTGGCTACACCGTTAGCATGTATGATGACAAAGGCAAAGGTCCAATTGCAAGTAGCGAATTGGCAAAATATGTGTATCTCGATGAACTTGGAATGATTATCAAAATGCCAGATGATTATTTCGATGAAGACAAAGAACTCATCATATACAAAAGTGGGGCAATGGGAGTTGATGAGTTTTATGATTTCTTTCAGATGATAAAGTCCACGTCTGTAAAAAATGGCATAAGCGTCACCGTAAGATCCTTCACCAGTGAGGTTAGTCCTCGTCACATCAGTGGCAAAATCAAAGCAGAGTTTGAAGAACAACGGGCTAGAATTCAAGAATCTTGGTTGGACCACACTGTTCCTCACTTGATCAATTTTATTGACTAGGCAAAAACATTTTTGACAATTTCCTTCATTTCAACTACAATCAAACAGTATAATAAATAAGTTATAACAAAATGGCATTTTAAACTGCAACTTTGTCAAACTTATCAAAATTTTCAATTAAAGCAAACATAGGACTACATATGGCACTATCTCTCAAAGAAATTCGCGATCGTCTTCGCCAACAGGAAAACAAACAAAAAGAAAGCAGTGGTGATGGCGCACTATTCCCATTTTGGAATATCAAAGAAGGCGAAACTGCAACCATTCGTTTTTTACCAGACGCCAATCAAGAAAATCCCTATTTTTGGGTGGAACGCAGAATCATCAAGATGCCATTCAATGGCATAGTTGGTCAAAGTGATAAACCAATCACAGTTGATGTTCCCTGTATGCAGATGTATGGAAAAATTTGCCCCATCACTCAAGAAATCTCTGATTATTGGAATGATGACTCCATGAAAGAAGTGGCAAGAACTTACTACAGAAAGCAGTCCTTTATCTACCAAGGGTTTGTGGTTAATTCACCTTTGGTTGAGGAGCAGCCCCCTAAAAATCCAATTAGACGACTGGTAATCAACAAACAGTTGCATGATATCATTAAGAATTCTCTCATGGATGAAGAGATGGAGTCATTGCCAGTTGACTATGAAGATGGATGTGACTTCAAAATAAACAAAACTGCACAAGGCCAATATGCCAGCTACATGACAAGTTCTTGGGCTCGACGTTCACGTTCTCTGAGTGTTGAAGAATTGGAAGCCATTCAAGAGTTTGGACTGAACAATCTCAAGGATTACTTGCCAGATGAACCAACATCCGAGCATTTGGATATCATCATGCAGATGTATGAGAGCTCACTCAATGGCGACGCCTATGATCCTGCTCGTTTTGCCAATTATTACAAACCTTATGGTTTAGACGCCATTGGAGGTAGCACTCAACAGGAAGCCAAGCAAACCAAAATTGCCGTAGCCAGGAAGACTGTTGCGCCAAAGACAGACCCAGCTGTCGAGGAGGATGTGCCTGTTTCTGCTGCTGACATTTTACAAAAAGTCAAAAAGAACCAATCTTCTCAATCAGCAACAGAATCAACCGATGATACTCAAATAGAAACTGCGCCAGCGAAAACAGCTCAGGACATTCTTGCACAACTGAGAGCAAAAAGAAGCCAATAGGCAAAATCTCTCACTAGTGGGAGATGACAGTCATCTCCCACAATTTTTCCCAACATAAAGAATATTCATTATCAAGGAAGCAGTTGTTATGGCCAATATGACCAAACCAGTTGATTTATCAAAATTCAGAAAGGAAATTACCAAAAGCATCAAAGGATTGAGTACTGGGTTTAATGATCCAAAAACTTGGATTAGCACGGGTTCCTTGATGCTCAATTATCTAATCAGTGGCGACTTTTACAAAGGCGTACCATTGGAAGGCAAATTTACCATGTTTGCTGGAGAGTCAGGTAGTGGCAAGAGTTACCTCTGTTCAGGAAACTTGATTCGCCACGCACAACAAAAGGGAGTAATGGTAGTTCTTTTTGATAGCGAAAACGCTTTGGATGAGCAATGGCTGGAACGTCTAGGTGTTGATACTCATCCAGACAAACTGTTGAGAATCGTTACCAGTCAAATTGACACAGTGGGCAAAACCATTAGTGATTTTGTTAAAACTTACCGAGACGAATATGGCGATCTGCCAGAAGACGAAAAGCCTAGAGTCATGTTTGTCATTGATTCATTGGGCATGTTGATTACTCCCACTGAACAAGAACAGTTTGAAAAAGGTGACATGAAGGGAGACATGGGAAGAAAAGCCAAAATGTTGACCAGTTTGTGCAGAAACATTGTAGACAAAATTGCTGATCAGCCCATTGGAGTTGTTGCCACCAATCACGTGTTTGCTAGCCAAGACATGTTTAACCCTGATGCTAAAATTTCTGGAGGTCAAGGACTTGAATTTGCTAGCTCCATAATTGTTGCCATTGAAAAAAGAAAGCTCAAAGAAGATGAAGATGGCAACAAGGTCTCTGAAGTCAATGGCATACGTTCAGCAGTCACTGTAAGGAAATCAAGATATGCCAAACCTTTTGAAAAAGCTGAAATCAAAATTCCCTATAACACTGGTATGGATCCAACCAGTGGATTGTTTGATTTCTTTGAAAAGAAAGGAGTTCTCAAAAGACAGGGCAACCGCTATCTCTATCAAGCACAGGATGGAACAGAATTTTTGGAGTTCAAGAAGAATTTCACAGACGAAATGTTGGAAAAGATGGCTCAAGATTTCATGCTCACATCCAAAAAACGTCATGATGGCGGAACAAGTGATGTATTGGATATTAACAACAGTGATCATGATGATCATGTTGAGGAGTAATTCAATCAAATGCAATGGTTTTCTCAAGTCAAAAGAGATTTATCCAAAATCATAGACATGATAGATTTCTATCAAATGGAAGCCATCAAGCATAAATCATCGCTGAGGATACAGGGAAGATTGGAACATCACGCCGCCAGTCTTCCTGCAGAAATCGAAGAATGCTTCAATCAGTTGCAAGACATTGAAGCAGTTCTAGAAATGCTCAACATCAAATATCGTCGTTGCCGCTCAGAAAAATTTAGAAAATTCTTTGAGAATTCAAATCTTGGTAGAGTGTTGACATCCAAAGATTGCGACAGATATGTTGACTGTGATCCAGATGTAGTTGATTTAGCTGAACTAATCAATGAAGTGGCGTTGATTAGAAACATGTATTTGGGTCTCATCAAGGGCATGGAAAACAAACAATGGCAGATTACCAACATAGTCAAATTGCGAGCGGTTGGAATCCAAGATGCTGAAGTTTAGACTGAGAACAAGCATTTTTTGCCATTGATTTTGCCCTCACACTGTGTTAAACTTGATCAATGCAACTCATAACCACTCAAATTATATTTCTTGACATAGATGGAGTTCTCATCAGTAACCGAACTGAATATGCTGCTCGCTATGGATATAATCATCCCCATAATTTTGACGCAATGGCCATAGGTATGCTCAATTACATGTCATCTTCATATGATGTGGAGTTTGTCATAAGTTCAAGTTGGAGACGACTTCAACCATATGGAATTGTCAAAGACTATCTCAAAGAGGCTGGGTTCAATGGAATCTTTCACAATGATTGGGCAACCCCCGCTAAGTTATCAGATCGTCACAGAGGAGATGAGATTGCTGAGTGGATACAAGATCAGAACGAGGAAGGTTTTGACTATATGGGATACGTTATCATAGATGATGCGTGTGTGAGGGCTTCTCAACAGGACTATCATGTGCAAACTGATCCCAAAGAAGGTTTTCTTTTTGAACATTTGGTGCAATGCAATAAAATTTTGGAAAGAAATCTAAGAAAAATCTCTAAAAGGTGAAATGGTTTATGAACAATCTCAGAAACAAACATGGAAAAACGATTGACCAAGCCTTGAGCAAATGCTTGGTCATTGACACTGAGACTACCAACTTGAACTTTGATAAGGCAGAAATTTGTGAATTGGGAATCGCCAATAACCAAAAAGGACGCAGCCAACTGTTTGGAACTCATGCTCCCATTCCTTTCGCTGCCTCAAGCAAAAACAACATAAGCCGCAGCATGTTGGAGTCTCAGCCTACCATTGATAGCGAACGTGGAATTGAACTTGTTCTAGAAATGTTAGCAGAATTTGACCCTCCCAAATATCTAGTTGCTCATAACTCAAGATATGATCAAGAAGTGATCAAAAGAGCATTCTTGAACAATGAAATTGCAAGTCAAATGTTCCATCAACCTTGGATATGCACATATAGACTGGCACGTCACATCATTGATGAATCATCAATACGAGAGGATGACTGTCTAGCTGGTGTATACAGTTTGAATTATTTGAGATATGCACTTGATTTGCAATGTTCTGGTGTCAATACCTATCACCGAGCTCTTGATGATTGTATGGTCACAGTTGAACTCTTTGCCTACCTTTTGTATCAGCTTGAACAAACATATCAAACAAATGACAGTGACGTATTGCTGGATCTAGCCTATGAGATTGCTCGCTCAAGAATCCCCATTAGTACTTGGCCAATAGGCACACACAAAGGAAAACTGCTATCACAACTACCTGACAGTTATTTTTCCTGGGCCATAGTCAATCTTGACATTTTGAATGAAGACAGTGTTTCATATGATTGGGATTTGACACAAGCTGTCATTGAAGAGGTTCAAAGAAGAGGAATTGTTTGAAAAATGGATTGACTGTGGCTGTTGATGGTGTTAGTATCAAACTAAGAACCAAAGGAGATACTTATGTTAATCAAGGATACAGAAAAAAATTGTCAGCAACCTGGGTGGTTCATGGTCAATGACATTGGTGATAGAGCTGAAAAGGCCTATGAACTTCACCAAGAGTTGTTTGACAGTGTGGACCATCAAACATTGGTTGCACAAGTGGAACAAGTGCTAAGATGCAATATCAAAAGCTGGGGAGCTGTGTATATCACATGCAGAAAGAAAACTGCCAAAAGACCAGCCAATAGCGAAGTCAAGTTTGGTGGCATTGTTCTCGGTAGAAACCAAAAAATTTCACAAATAGCACAAGAGGTTCAAAAACTTGGAATCCCATCTCATATGATCATATACAAGCCAGCAACTGATAGCTTGAGTGTGCATGTGGTTTAACTGATAGTCTGCATGACCAAAATATTGAAAAAACATTCAAGTCCCTTTGAAGGGCTGTATGTTGGGCAAATGTTGAGAGCAAACCATCATGAAAAGTATGGGATTGAGATACATTCAAAGGACTTTATGGTAGTGGCTGTCAAAGAACAAGTTCACAATGATTTTGAGTCAAAAACAACAGGAGTCAAAGTTTTTCTCAGATATGACGAAATGACATTGCCTAAAATTATTGGACAGATTCAAAATGATGAAAACTCCATATTTGAGTTGGTAGAGGTCGTACCAGGCATGAATCAAAATGACACGATGGAGTTTTGGATATCCCTGACTGTGAAAAACATTGATTCATCAGGAAACAAGATTGATTGGGGAGATGGATTAAACACAAATACTCCCAAAATCATTCAAGAAATCAAGCTACTGGAAAATCTAAGAAAATATCTGGATTGATACCAGTGATTGGAATAGGAAACAACAAATTAACCAAATGACTCATTTGATTCAACAAATTGCATTTCTTGGTATTGGAACTCATAATCAATGGTTTTGAAAAAGACTGAGTGACAATAGTGCTTCTATCCATGTGTATGGCGGACCGTTGTCGTCAATTCAAAACCAGTTGGCAACTTCAAAATCAAACATCAAACAAAAGGAAAAACATGGAACCCGTCACACATTATCAAACAATTGAACAGGATGAAACCGTTGAGGCTCAAATGAGTCTGTTATTGTCCACTAGTTTAGAACATGATTTTGATGAGTATTTTGAACAGCAAAAACAAAATGCTAGATACCCATTCACAGATGCCTATGATTATTTGGTTGCCATTGGTGTGAGTGCCAACCGCTCAGAAGCCAACACAACTTTGAGAGTGTTTTGCTATAACCATGGTTTGGACAAACAATTGATGGCAGAAAGATTGGCCAAAAAACTACATCAAACAAACTTTTTGTTGTCAGCTTGTTAGTTAATATTTTTTGATGATGTCATGCCACATGTCAGGAAAAATATCTACCAACAATCCATATAGACTATCAGGGGTTTCAAGTGAATCAAATAAATTGTGATTACTCACTCAAATCTCAAATGGATGCCAAGGATGTTTGGTGCTAGTAAGGCAATGGTCATTCACACATTCAAGACTCAATTATTTTCCATTTTTTGTTGATAGTTCTATTTTTTGCTAGACAACTTGTGAAAATTCAGTTAGTCTTAGAATATAAGCAAAAGGAGAATACAGATGGCATACATGAGTCAAGAACGCAAAAAAGAATTAGAGCCAACAATCAAAAAGTTATTAAAAGAATACGGTGTCAAAGGGTCAATTTCAGTCCGCAACTTGTCAGCATTGGTTGTCACTATCTCTTCTGGTTCAATAGATTTCAATCTTGGAGAACGCACATATGAGCAGGTCAACACATATTTAATTGACAGATATTATGAAGGCTTGGCTCGGGAATTTCTACTCAAACTTAGGGATTTAATGAATTCTGGAAATTGGAATAATAGCAATGCCCAATCAGATTACTGGGATGTAGGTTGGCATATTGATATCAACATCGGAACTTGGAAACATCCCTATCAACTGGTTTCAGAACAAGCTGTTGTTTAATTGATGTGTTTTTTGGAAAGATGGTCATTCTTGACTAGCTTCAAGCTGATACACTGAGACTCTTTTGAAGACTTGCTTGTTTTCCAATACAACGTTTTTGAATTTCTCTTGATTTTATGGGACTCCAAGTCTAGATTGAAAGTGTTTCAAAATTATTCGGTCATTTCTTAAGAACTAAATAGTTGTGTAACAGGAGTGACGTTTATGGGACCAATATCATTAATAATTGCAATAACATCCACTGGCATTGCAAGTGCTTGGCATGGTGGAAATTTCACTACCAAGGGAATACCAATGGCCATACATGCTGTATTGACCATGTTGACAATCCATTTGATGGGAGCATCGGATGGGACTCTGCTAGCAGGAGTCATTGTTTCACTTGCATGGTGGTTCACTTTGAGAAGAAAAAGTCAGGCCAAAAGTGAACTTGACTATCAATCCTCTCCGGTGAGAAACAACAGATTGTTCAAACCCATACTCATTTCTTATATTCCCTTTTTTGTTTTGGTTCCAATTTTTGCTCTAGTAACTGGCGGCTATTTGATGGCATTGGTATTTGCCGTGTTGGGACTGGTGGGAATCACACTGCCCAGTTACATGTTCCATCAGAAAACAGGGATTGGACAAAAGCTGCATCAAAACGCCATTGACAAATTCAAAAAAACTGGCCATCAGGATGGAGTTTTTGATGAGCGGAGAGCAGTTGAACTAGCAACTGGAATGATACCAGGAGGACTTTTTGTTTACATGCTACTTGAACTGTGCATGATTGTAATTCCCATAGTCGTTGGAGTAGTTGCCTAATGGCATTGCCTTATTTTTATGATGGTCAAACTCGGCGAGTAATAACGCATTTTATGCGGGTATTCTCGGGTTTCCAAATTGTCACTGGCCAGGACTCCAATGGACTCAATCAGTTTCGAAGAGTTCCAGTTGTTTGGGGAGGAAGTAGCCGTCAGGCTCAGCATATAATAAATGAAAATTCTGAGAATGCAATCATGAGCGTTCCTAGAATCGCCGTTTATCTTGATGGCATTGAACTAGCCGAAGACCGTCTTGGCTATCAAGCCAATTTTGATACCAATTTGGTCATAGAAAGACAATTTGACGAAGACGCCCAATCATACACTCAAAAACCTGGAAATCGTTATGAAGTCAATCGCTTGCAGTTTAGACCATTGGATTTCAACTTTAAAGTTGACATCGTCACCAGCAACATGGAGCAAAAGTTGCAACTGTTTGAACAGATTGTGCTATTGTTTAACCCAGCCTTAGAGATACAAAAAACCACAAACCCACTTGATTGGACAGCCATAGACACAGTGAGATTGATGGGGATTACTTTTGATCAACAAGGGATTCCTCAAGGCACTGAAGAAGAGTTGCAAGTGATGAGTATGGATTTTAAGACTCATACTCAGATATCACCGCCAGCTAGAGTCAAGAAACAGGTGTTGATTGAAAACATCATCCAAATGATTGGTCGTGGCGCAGATCGTCATGACATATTTGAATGGGATTGTGGAGATCCTCCATATCCAGACATCTGGAATACCAGTGTGGTTACTCCAGGAAATCATTATATTAGTGTGGAAAATGACAGGATTAGACTACTTGGTCCATGTGGTCAACGAGAAGATGCCAATGGCAACCCTTGGGTATGGAGCCAACTCATTGACCGCTATGGTACTCTCAAAAACAACTTCTCACGGATTCGTCTGTTTTGGCACAATGATTTGGAACGTCCTGATGAAGACATTGTTGGTCGCATCGAGTATGACCCCAATGACCCAAGTCTGTTGCTGTTCTTTCCTGACTTGGATACTTTGCCATCCATGACACTGGATGCAGTAAATGCAGTCATTAACCCTCATGTGAGAGCTCCGGGTGCTGGACTTCCACTGCCCACACTGGGAGATAGATATCTGTTGGAAGACGAACTGGGTGATGGCTCAGTATTATGGGGATCTGGATTTGTCGCAGCCAAACCTGGCGACATCATCCAATGGAATGGATCCAACTGGCAAGTGGATTTTGACTTTGAGTCAAATGTTTCAGTAAACTATGTTATTGATTTGGAAACCAACGTACGTTATGAAATCAATGACAAAGGATTCTTCCCACTAATTAGCCGAATTTATAAAAATGGGTTTTGGAGATTGCAATTGTAATGGAACCGATGAGAGCAGCTGGCTGTACATTTGTTAGTTTGAAAACTAGACGAATTTTACTCAATCTGAGAAGTTCTCATGTGAGTTACCCTGAATGTTGGGGGTTCTGGGGAGGCAAAGTGGAAATGGGAGAGACCATACTGGAAGGGTTGACCAGAGAGATCAGAGAAGAAGTTGGTTTTGTTCCCAAATGGGTCAAATGTTTGCCTCTGGATGTGCATCAAGTTCAAGACAAAACTTTTGAATTTTATTCATTTGTTATTGTAGTTGAAGAAGAATTTTTACCAAATATCAATTCAAAAGAAAGTGCAGGGTATGGATGGTTTGATGTGGGTGTTTTGCCAAACAGAATGCATCCAGGAACCAAGGAAGTTCTTGAACGACAATGTTTTGCAGATGTTTTTGAACAAATTTTAAAAAGTTCTTAGCCATTAATGTTTATGCAAATGCTTGGATTTCTCTAATCTGGGAACGAACCAAAACATCATCAGAACTGATGATGTCTCGCCTTTTGCCAAAATCTCCAGCAGATCACTCCTTGTCTATGGGAGGCTTCTTCCGATTGGTTATGGTTTTGGATATGGGCTGACGACTCTCGATTTGTTCTTCAAGATTGGGACCAAAACTCACGATGGCATCATTGTTGAGAAAATCTTCCAGTGTTCTTGAACCAGGAACATATGTTTTTCTCCAAACATCCTCAATCATCCGCCATTTGCAATCCTCTTTGCGAAACAGCCTTGGAGGGTTGTAATCGGTTCTAATAAAATACTCACCAGTTTGGGCATTCTCGGGAAAATGAGTGCCGCTGTCTGCTTGTAAATCCAAATTGGGAGGCAATCCATCACCATTAAAATAGGAATTCAATAAATTATCCCCAGGTATTTTTCCATCAATGGCCACATACAAGTGACTGCTGTCCATTCTACCCTGATCAACCTGTCTTTGGGCTTCAGCATCAATGATGTTGTTGAACAGTTCAAATTTATTTTGAGTGGATGGATTCTTTCCTTGTTTGTCAAGACGGTCAATGATTTCTCTAAACTCTTGGCTGTCTTTCAAAGGTTCACAACGACATCTCCATATGTGTGGTAGCCAGGTATTGGAATATCCTCCGGCATCTCTGGAGGCGTCTGTGACAACGTAAAACGCATTTATTGGGCTAGCATCCAAGTCCAAAAGCAAGTCATCTCTTTTGTGACGAACTTCCAACACATCACCACTCATAATTTTTCTTCCCAATCTCTCTACCATTTGATTGATGTGGAAGTTTATGGTCATTGTGGCTCCACTGAGCATGAAACCAAATTGAGTGAGATTGAAGTCAAGTTCCTGTATGTCATAATGTCCGATCAGTTCTGTGACATCTGGGTCATATTTTCTATCACGATTTTCAAGAAACAAAACATCTTGAATGGTTGTTTCATTGGCAAATGGATCACTGCTAATGGTGAGATCTTGGGTCTTTTGAGATTGAGGGCCAAGATACTTGTGAACATATACTCCTGTGCCTGCAAGCATAAAATGTTTGGCAACTATTTTGTCAATGAACTCATAGTTCTTTTTTCTTTTGCCATCTTTCCAAAGTCTCAGAGTGCCCATAAATCAAAGTTTCCTTGTGTGTATCTATTTATGAAAATCAACAATCTTTGACATTGAGCGCCAAACCAGCAATAAATATTATTACAACAGAGAAGCTTATGACTACACACAACTCCAATATTCTCACCCTACATGAAGTCATTGAACAGTTCGGTCTAGTTGACTTGGAATTGGTATTTTCAGGAATTGAAGGTAGTCCAAAGTCCATTGACAAAGTGGCTTTTGTGGGATGGAAGGAAGACATTCAAATTGCTTTCATACTGAACTTTTCAAATAGAAACAAAAGAATCAGTGCTTATCAGGGACTGGCACATTGCTATCTAACTCTCGATGGTGTCGTCAGTGATTTTTTTCAAAATTACTCACACTTTGCTCGCAGTGTTGCAAATGGCGACTTTTTGATTTCTGTTCGAGATATTTCTGGAAAACTTCTATTCCTTTCTTAAAAAACCGTTGATTTGTATGCGCCGAATGTGTTAGTGTTAACAAACACATTGCAATAAGGCACTTCAATATGTTGGGATTTCTTCAGAAAAATAGTAGGTTAGTGATTCCTGAACTCAGTTCGGTAAAAATCTCTTCTCATGCTCGATTGAGAATCAAGCAGAGATTTGACTCGTCTCAATCAAAGGAAGTTTGCCAATCTGTTAAAAGTTATTTTCAAAATCAAAAAATGATACGTTGTTTGATTGCTCTGGACCCAATTCAGGTGCAGCACACAGATTTGCCTAAAAAAATGACTGGGTGCGACGTGAACAAACACCATCTAAAAATTAGGAAATATTTTTGTCAAATAGAAATCAACACTGATTCATTGTTGGTAGGCTTCACTGTTGAGCCGTCACATGACAACACAAACAAGATTATAGTTTTCACTGTATTTGATGCCAAATACAACGACTTGGATGCAATGAGATGGCACGAATATAGAACTCTCATCCACCTTGCTATTGCTAAATCAAAGGAAATAGTGGATGCCAACGAACACTATAACCAAGGAAGAAGCGTTCATCGGGTTTCCATTAAAATAGAATATCAAAGAAACAAACTGGGCAAGGCTATCACAGACTATTTTTTAGCATCTACTGGAATTAACGCTTTGCCAAAAAGAAATAGCCAGGTATCTGTTGAGACCCGAACAACATTCAGAAAAAAGACTATGATAATGACCAATATCAAATGTTCAGAAAAGAGATATTCTCATTTGCAAGAAATAGCTAGGATTATTGATAATTCAAATCAAAACATTATTAAAATAAAGGTTGACACTCGGGTGTAATATGAAGGTAATATTCTTGGACATAGATGGAGTTCTAGTAACTCCCAGGAGTATGATGGCATTTGGATCAAGAAAATTTGACCCCGTAGCAGTTCAAATGATTAATCGGTTATGCGAACAGACTGGAGCCAAAATTGTGATTAGCTCATCTTGGAAAAAGTTGCACACGACAGTGTCACTCAGTGATATTTTGGATGCTAACGGCCTAAATACTAGCCATCTCTATCAAAAGCGTCTGACTACTCCAGATGACAAGGAAGGCCATCGAGGAAGAGAAATTCTTGCTTGGTTAAAGAAAGAAAAAATGAGAGGAAAGATATTAATCATTGACGATGATGACGATTTCTTTGATTTTCAAAAGACACATTTTCAGTCCAACCTCTCGGAGAAATGGGATTAACTCACCATGATTTTGACAAGTGTTTGAAGATGTTGCTTTAGTCCCTGATTAACGTGAAGTGGATGCCGTCCATGACTGCCCCTACAACACGAGCTCGATAGTTGCTACCATCTATGCTGACTGTTTCCCCTGAAACTATCTCAGTTGTCAAAGACTCATCAACAGATGCTTCTCGGCTCATTCCCATGAATGGCAAGATTTTGCTTGGCGTTTGTTTGACCTCAAAATACATTTCCTGACTGTTGATTGTGGCTTTGATTGGCTGGTCTATGACGAGTGTTTTCATTTTGGTTCCTGTGGTTATCTTGTGTATATGATCATAATATTTATGGCTGATGCCAACTAAATAGCTGAGTAACAAAATTTTTTGAAGCTAGAATCACCATGCCAGTTGAACAGAAGTCACAAATAAAACACCGAAGAGGTCTCATTGCTGATCTTCCCATTTTGGAAGGAAGCGAATTGGGGCATGTAGTAGATGAAAGACGTCTCTTCATTGGTAACGGAGAAATTGCAGACGGGGCTCCAGAAACTGGCAACACTGAAATCATTACAGAATATACTCTTCTCAGCAACCCAGACGCACTCAAACACATCTATCGGTCAAATACCAGCATCATTGCTACAACCGGCTTATCTCCAACGCAACCCATCATAAGAAGCTACCAACAAGCAATTGATGATCGACTGTCAATTAAAAGTTACGGTGCAACAGGCGATGGCGTCACAGATGATAGCACAGCAATCAATCGAGCCTTGCAGGACATCTATACCAATGTGTTACTCAGTGAGAAGGGCAGTTTTAGAACAATATTCTTCCCTGCGGGTGAATATATTTTGGACTTGGAAGAAATATATTTGCCACCAAACACTCACATCTTTGGTGAAGGCATGGGTAGAACAGTCATCAGAATGGTCAATGCCAGTTTGCCTCATGTGATGGCAACTGCTGACAGTTTGTTTCAAATTGGAATTCAAATTGGCAACAATTCAGCCCAAACTCCAAAAAATATTCAAGTTTCACAAATGACCCTGGTTCATGACGCTGATGCTGATGTTGTCAATCTACAAAGATCCAGCTCAGTCAGTTTTCATCAAGTGGAGTTTGTTGGTGGGTGGTCAGCAGGACCTTCCTCATCACAATGTGTGAGAATTGATCCTCTCGGTGTCATGTATCAATCTCGTCAAATCAAACTGGTGGACTGCATATTTAGAAATTGCGCCAGTGTCATTGACACTAGTATTACTGGCATTGAGTTATCAACCATAAGTTTCATCAATTGCCACGCTCATGATCTCTACAAGGGTTGTTTCTTCAATAGTCAAATTCAAGATGCCAGCATAATCAACTGTTTGTTTGAAAACATTGAGTTGAGCGCAATTTTTGCTGGAGCTGCCAGTGAACATGTGAGAAGCGTGAGTAATCATTTTGTTGACTGTGGCAGCAGCGGCAATTTTCCATTGGGAAATCCAGTAATAATTTTTCAAGGAGAAACTGCAAGCTCAGTGCAATGCACATTTGATGTTCAACCCAGTGTGATTCCAGTGTTCAATCAGGGTGTTGACTCAGTGATACTGAACTGCCAGCAAGCACTAACACTCAATAATATTGATATTGCCTCATTACAGCAAAAAATCAATTTGACACCAAATGAAATCAATGTGAATTCAGGAATCAGTTTGAATGTCTCAGTTGCTGATACCTTTTTCATCGATTATGCCCTCAAAAGAAACAATGCAGTTAGAAGCGGTCGCATGTTTGTGGTCACAGATGGAACAAATGTGGATTTAGCAGATCTTTTCAGCGAAAGTGCGCCAACAGGCATTTCATTTGATTACAATCTCTCTGGCAACATTCTAAATGTCACATACAGTTCAGATGCCAATGGGCCAGGAACCTTGGTTTATCAAATCAAAAGTTGGTTAATGAATTAGCATTTGATATTTGATAATCATGTGTTTGGGTGTTAAAATCGAACAATTAAAAAAATAATTCAAAAAGTTGTCATTCAAGCATTTTTGATAGCTAAATATTTTGGTCATTCTGATTAATACAACGAAAGGATTTTTACCATGATTGCAACCGAGCAAGAACTTCGTGTGGTCAAAAGAAACGGTTCGCAAGAACAATTGCGTTTGAGCAAGTTGCACAAAATGGTCATGAGTGCCTGTGAAGGATTGAGTGGGGTTTTCCCCAGTCAAATAGAAATGAAGAGTTCGATACAGTTTTATGATGGCATGTCAACTGATGAGATACAGAAAATCCTGATCAAAAGCGCAGTTGATTTGATCAGTTTGGAAAACCCCAACTATCAGTACGCAGCCGCTCGGTTGTTGCTGTTTTCAATTCGCAAGCAAGTTTGGATGAGTGAGACTCCTCCGCATGTGTTGGAACTGGTCAAACGGAATATTGCCAAAGGGGTATATGACCAACAGTTGGTGGACACTTATTCACAAGAGGAATGGGAAAAAATCAATGGTTTCATCAAACACGAACGTGATTTGAATTTTGTTCATGCTGGACTCAAACAGTGTGTAGACAAATATTTGGTTCAAGATCGCATCACTGGCGAACTCTATGAAACTCCACAATTCATGTATGTGCTGATTGCTGCGTGTCTGTTTGGTGGGTATCCCGTGGAGTCAAGACTCAAGTATGTGAAAGATTATTATGACATCATCAGTCAACACAAAATTTCACTACCCACCCCAATAATTGCTGGTGTTAGAACTCCTCTGAGACAATTTGCCAGTTGCATTCTTTTTGATATGGATGACAACTTGAATAGTATTATTCATACTCAAGCAGCCATGGGGTATTATGTGGCTCAACGAGCAGGCATTGGTATGAACATGGGCAGAATTAGAGGCAAAGGAGCCAAAATCCGAGGTGGAGAAGTTGAGCATACTGGAATTATTCCTTTGGCTAGAAATGTTCAAACGGTGGCGCATTCATTCACCCAAAACGGACTAAGAGGAGGAGCAGTGACTGTTCATTTTCCATTTTTCCATTGGGAAATCGAAGACATTGTTCAGTTGAAAAACAACCAAGGCAGTGAGGAAACATCTGTAAGGCATGTTGACTATTCCATTGGCTTGAGTAGATTGGTATATGAGAGATACGTCAGGAATGAGACTATCACTTTGTTTTCCAATGAACAGACGCCAGGGCTGTATGAATCTTTTGGTCATCCAGAATTTGATGATTTGTATCAACATTATGAGCAGATGCCAGGCATCAGAAAGAAACAACTGCCAGCAAGAGATTTTGTTCACACTCTGTTAAATGAGAGAGCTGAAACGGGAAGAATTTACATTTATAATGCTGACCACTGCAACAGTCACAGCCATACCAAGCTACACGTTGCAATGTCCAATCTCTGTCAAGAAATTTTGCTTCCAGTCAAACCCATCAACCACATTGATGATGACCAAGGCAGAGTTGCCACATGTATTCTCAGTTCAATTAATCTAGGTGCAGTCAAAGAACATGAAATGGAAAAGGTATGCGACTTGACCGTTAGAGCTTTGGACGAACTCATTGATTATCAGGGATATCCCATCCAAGCAGCCGAGTCATACACCAAAGAACAACGAACACTGGGAATAGGCGTCATCAATTTGGCCTATGTGTTTGCCAAAAACAAAATCTCATGGGATTCAGAACAAGCACTGCATCTAGCACATCAAATGATGGAAAATGTTCAATACAATTGCATCAAGGCCAGTGTCTCACTGGCCAAAGAAAAAGGTCGAGCTCCTGCCTTTGATACATCCAAATATTCGGATGGACGGTTGCCCATAGACACATATAACAGGAATGTTGACGAACTAGTCAGTCAAGGATTTGTTCTTGAACATGATTGGGACCAGCTCAGAGAACAAGTGTTGGAATATGGTATGAGAAATTGCTGTCTGACTGCGATTGCTCCAACGGAGTCATCGTCGATCGTATGTTATGCAACTTCCGGCATTGACCCCATCAGAGAGCATTTGACTATTAGAAGAAGCAAAAGAGGGGACTTAAAAACCATCAGTCCTGAATACTCCAAATACAAAAACTACTATGAAAAACTCTGGGATATGAAATCAAATCAAGGATACCTACAGGTCATGGCAGTCTTGCAGAAATTTGTTGACCAAAGCATATCAACCAATACCAGCTATAACCCAGCAAATTGGGGAGACAAAGGCGTACCCATGAGCGAGCTTGTCAAAGATTTGTTCTTGGCCTATCGGCTGGGTTTGAAAACTTTGTATTATCACAACACAAATGATGGAAATGAAAACGACGCTGACACTCAAGCGGATTCTGGATGTGACAGTGGCGCATGTAAGATCTAAGAAAGCAACTAGTATAAATTAGAATAAAACTAACAGAGGCCTATGACCAATAGAATAATCAATTTGAATCAAATCAACTGGCAGAAACAACCTTTGTTTTTTGGAGAAAGGCTTGGATTGCAAACCTATGAAAACCCCAAATATCCTGCGTTGGATACTCTCAACAAGAGAATGATGGAGATGTTTTGGAAGCCAGAAGAAATTTCTCTACAAAAAGATAGAAATGATTGGGACAAACTTACCGAAGTTCAACAGGATGTGTTTGTCAAAAACTTGAGCTATCAAATCATGCTGGACAGCGTTCAAGGTCGTGGTCCAGTGAGTGCTATTCTGCCACTTGTGAGCCTTCCCGAACTTGAAGGATGTGTGGTCACTTGGGATTTCTTTGAAACCATACACTCACGATCATACACTTATTTGATCAAGAATTTGTTTGCCAAACCCGAACTGGTGTTTGACCAAATTTTGGACATTCAGCCAATAATTGAAAGAGCGGCCACAGTCACACAACATTATGACAAACTTGTTGAACTCAGCTTGATGTATCAACAGCCTGGATATGCGGTCACCGAACAAGACCGCAAAACACTCATGCTGGCTTTGACTGCAATCAACATACTGGAAGGTGTTCGTTTTTATGTGAGTTTTGCGTGTGCATTTGCTTTGGGTGAGCTCAATCTCATGGAAGGCAACGCAAAAATCATAACACTCATAGCCAGAGATGAGGCCATGCACTTGAGCCTCACTCAACAGTTGATAAAAATTCTCCGAGACAGGGAAGGATATGGAGACGTGTTTGAGTCCATTCGTCCGCAAATGATTGAGATGTTTGATCAAGCTGCACAGGAAGAAAAAAGATGGGCCGAGTATCTGTTCCGAAATGGCAGCATGATTGGGCTCAATGCGGAAATGTTGGGAGAGTATGTGGAATGGATTGTCAACCGACGCAGCCAAGTGATAGGTCTTGGTAAGATTTTCCCAGAAGCTACTGCGCAGAATCCTTTGCCATGGGTTGATGGTTGGCTGGGTTCCAAAAATGTTCGAGTAGCTCCACAGGAAACGGAAATTTCCAGCTACTTGGTCAGCGCAATCAATCAAGATGTCACTGACGACATCATAAGTGAATTAAAGATTTGACACAAACAACAATATCCACTATGCTAAACAAATGATAAAACCAGCTGAAGGCACAGATGATGACGGAAATCAATCACGCTTATTTTATAGTCACATATGAAAACCCCACATTCTTAGACAATGACTTGCCCAGTTTGACTGGACCAGTGTTGCGAAGTTTTGTGCAAACCACAGTCAAACTTCCAGATTTACCAACAGTTGAACAAAACTTGGATCAAATACTCGCTTTACTTGAGTTATCCAATTTGTCCCAAGTGATTTCTGTGGAGAAACTGGACGACCCCATGCAGATTATTGAATTGGCTGACATCATACAAAAAGAGATTGATCAAAAACAAATGATTGCTCAAGCTCAGCCAGTAACATTGTCAGAGAGTGGACAGTTGCATCAAACAAACAAAGACCATGCTCCGTTGACGGAGCACCAAGATGAACTCAACCACACTCAAACAAATTCCAAGGAAAAACAATGACACATCATACTCAGACTGATTTCGAACAAGCACACAACTTATATGAGAACTGTGAACTCTATCAAATAACTTTTGAGAATCGTGACAATCAAGAAATTAAGCAAATAGTGGTCATAGACTTGTGTCGAGATGATGATTTCAACGCAAATTCTATTAGCGAATGGGCAGAAGATTCAAACTTTAACATTCAAGACAACCGCAAGGTCATGGATCCCGCCTGGATATACTTGGTTGAGTTTGCAAAGAATCAACAACAAAATGATACTATTGACAGTGATTTGATTTTGTCATTTCGTGAACTCACATTTGATGAATTACAAAACAAGCATCCAGATAGAGTAATTGAACATGTGGAAATCTTTAAAAACCGCTTTCATGAATCCAAGTAATAAACTGCTGGTAGACCAACAGGTTGCTGAAACAGCAGTTTCAACTTCCCTAACATCAACAGAACCCAGCGACTTCAAATCACAGGTCATGTGGCATGAAGGACCATCAGGCATCGAGTTGTATTCAAACAAGAATATCACTATTAGGAGTGATCAGCACATCATTTTAATGAGTGGCAATACTACAGTTGATGACACCAAACATCCAGGCCTACGATACAGCATCTGGCTCAATCCAACTCAATTTGATTCACATGGAAATCCCATTCCTGACCAAGAGTTTTATACCAATGCAAAAAGAGGACATCAAGAGATGGCACATGCGTTTCATCGTTTGAAAAAACGTGTAAAGAATCGGAATGGATGTTCGTGCTCGTTAACTCACAAACTGGGCCATATGAGTCACGCAAAACACACACATGCGCCAACAATCAAACACAAAAGGTGTTGCTCTTGACCAAACCCTTGACAAGACTGGGTGATTTGAGCCAGGGTCACGGCTGTTGGCCTCCTCGACCAAATATTACGGCCAGTCCCAACATCTATACCAATGGACTCCCCAATCATAGACAATTTGATTTGTGGGATACGCATTGTTTTGTTGGAGAAACAATGTTAACAGTAAATGGCTGTTTTGTTAGTTTTTTAGAAATCCACAATGAATACCTCAAAGGCCATGAGAGATTTCAAAAGAAATTTTTTACAACTTCTTTTGACATTCATGAAGAGATCCAAACTCCAATTGTTCAAGTTTTTTGCAAGGAAGTTTTTGAACTAGTAGAAATTGAATTTGAAGATGGAACTATAGTCAAATGTACTCCTGAACACCTGTTTCTTCTTGAGTCAGGCGTTTACAAAATGGCCAAAGATTTAACAGAATTTGATAATATTCAAAATTCAAAATTCAAATAATATTGGTAGACTTTCCAACTGATTGATCCTTTGATAATTTCTAGTTCTTTTAATTTCTTGATATTTTGATCCCAGGTATGTTCATAAATCTCTAGTTGATGCAACTCCATTAGTTTTTGGAGTTTGTTTGCAACCGATTTCATTTTTCTTTTGGCTGATAATGAAAGATCTTCCTGGCTTCTTCGATGTGAAGGATTATTTGTTTTCATTCTTTCTGAAAGTTCTCTTTTTGCAGTTTCGGAAAGATTGCATTTATTGGTTCCATTTTTTATTCTAGTTATTTTGCTTTTTGCTTCCCTTTGAGAACTCGCCTGTGCTCTTTCACTTTCTGTCAAATTTTTCCATCTAATTGAACGTTTTATTCCTTGCATCTTGGCAAACTCTAGATCCTTCATCGGGTTATTGGTTTGGAAGTTGAGTGTTCCCTGTCTTGCTCTTTTTAGATTTGATTCCCTAATGATATTTTGGTTTTTTATATTTTTCATAGGATGGTTCGTTTGGAAGTTATGAATTCCTTTTTCCAATCTTTCTTTTGTTTTATCTGACAATTTCTTTTTGGTTTCCTGGCTAACTTCAACGGACGAACGATAAGAACTAAATTCGTTTCGAAGAATTTGGTATGTATGAGAATTTATTTTGTGACGTTCACCAGAAACATTCCAGAATTTAACACAAGCATTTAGCAATTTCTGAGTTCTTTTGCTATTATCCCCAAAGGAAGATTTATAAATCTTCCATAATAACAGATGAGCAACAAAGTGTTCACGTGCAGTTAATAACACTAGGTTCCATTCACCATTAATAATTTTTTCTGATTTGTGGCAAAGCAAACACCTGGGTATTATATGATGAGTCTCATAATAAATGTATTTTGGATGATCCTTTGATAATTTTTGTCTGTTTTCAGATTTGACTTTTCTAATAAGAGCTTTATAATGTGATAAATAGTCCATAACTAATACTCCTGCGGTATTAGATTGAGTGAGAAAGGCTGTTCCGCGACTCAAAATATTTACAAGGTTCGTATGAAAATTAAGAATAAAACTTTTTTAAGATTAGAAACCCCCGTAAAGGTATATGATATTGAGGTCGGGCATAATTCTCATAATTTTATGCTCGAGAACGGAGTTTTCGTTCACAACTGTTGTTCGAGCGCATGCCACTCGGGAATCCTGCTATTTGGTAGTCCAACAGTGTATACAAATGGGCGACAACAGTCTAGGACAGGCGATCCCATATCATGTGGTGACGCTGCAATGCAGGGTAGCC